AGCACGCTTCATCTCTACCGGAGTAGCTGCTAGAACTTCGTTGGCTTGGAAGGAAGTTTCAAAGAAGTGATCAGTGAATGCAACCTTGTTACCAATGAACTCATCAATGCGGAAAGTAAACTGACCTGTGTCCATGCGCTGTGAAGGCATAGATACAGACTCTGCCCAATCAGATACTTCTAGTGAACCGATAGAGTTGATCTTCAGTTCAGTAGCGATGCTGTCGGAAGGAATGTCAGAAAGGTTACGGACGAATTGCTGAGCGATGAGGTCATCACGTAGCATGTCTTTCATTTGTGCAGCGAAGATTTCACTACGCTGAAGGTGGGTACTACCCCATGTTGAATCAATACCAGCCATGTTAGGCTCCTTAATTAGTTATCTTTGTTTGCTAAAAATAGTTTACGGTACTCACGCTGAGTGTCGGCTTTCCAATATTCTTTTGGATTAGTCCTCATCAGTTCAGAGTAGTACGAGAATCCCTTATCCAAAGTTTCCTGTGGAGGGACTACCGTTCCGCGAGTAGGTGCAGGATTCTGCGCAGTGTTAGTCTGTCCTTTCAGTCCTACAAGATTGTAGAAAGCTGTAGGAGACTTACGTGCAGTCTCTCGCATGTCATCAATGGAGAGGCCATTGGCTTGTGCAGCCTGTGCTACCTTCTCTTCGATGTGTGCAGAACCAAACTCTTGATCCAAGCGGGACAACACATTAGTGTAGTTCTTGTCCTGCAAGTCTTGCGTTTGTTTCTGATTGAGGTTATCAATAACTTTACCTACAAGCGCGTTCTCATCAAGGTTGGTATTTTGATTATCAACGACTTGTTCTTTCCCCTTTAGAACCTCAGAAATCTCTTCCATGCTATTCATTCTCTCTTCAAGCGTTGAGTACATCTGACGAGTCTCTTGGTTCTCTTCTTTAAGAGTGTTGATGAACTCGTCCTTATCATTCAAACGCTTCTGTAGCATCTGGAGTTGATACTCAGGGGTTTTAGTATCTACGTTTTCATTCCCCGTAGCAGCTGTGTCAGCTTGCTGAAAAGAGTTACTTGCGCTTTGGTCGGCGTTGTCGTTGCCTTCTTGTACAAATGAACCTGTCATGTTATTCCTCGATCGGTCGGATTATTTCTATTACTCGGCGAATTGCTCGGCGGTATCCCATAAGCTCAGCTTGCTTCAATGCCCAGTTGGGGTTGTCGAAGTTAAACTCAGCTTCTGATTCCTTTACCTTACTCTCATATTCCTTATCGAGACGAGCAACTAAAGCATTCAAATATCTACGTGCGAACTTCAAGTCTTCCTTGACACCTTCTCTTTGTTTGTCGCTGAGAAGGATATCAATAGAATTACTTAGTTCAAACTTGTACTTCATTTCCAAGATCTTCTCCTTCCTGTGCTTCACTGAGTCCTGTTGGATCAATCATGGATTCTTCTTGTAGCATATCTTGAGCAGCCATCTGACGACGCTGTGCTTCAAGACGCTCAGGTATTCTGCCGTAAGGTTCATACAGAGATTCGATGTCTAGTATCTCTGACCACATACTACCAATCTTCTTAGATGGGAAGTGCTGTTGAACTTCAGGGTCTTGCATACCTGTCTGATAGAACTGATTAAGTTGCTGTGCAAGTCTGGCTTTCCTTGCCGAGTCTCTTGCCCCAATAGGAACTACCTTGCCGTTAGAGCGTAGGTCTTCCCTAGTGATCTTAATAAACTCTTCTACCCCGTAGTCTCTGTTGAGGATACTAACAAGATCAGAGCCAGATAGGTTCTGCTTTGCTAGTTCCAACTCAGCGTTAATGATCTTCTCTAGGAACTCTGAGAAGATATTAGTCTGGTATTCAAAGACTCGGTTAGCCCGGTTCATGAGAGAGTCAACTTCAAAAGCTGTCTTCTCGCCCGGTGTTCTTATACCTACTGCCATGCTTGGAGCACCGGCATACTCTTCCATGTCTCGTTCCATCTTTTGAATCTGGAAGTCAGCTTGAAGAATAGTAGTGTCTGGTGCAAGAGAGGACACGTTGCCACTCTCTGTTACGTAGTAGTGGATTGCTGCCCCTACACGCTTGATCTCAGGATCCCTTGGAACAACATGTCTGGCTCAAGCATCTGGTCAAAGGCATCAGCCTTAGCATTCTCCAGATGGTTGATACGGTACTGCATACCTACCAAGTTGTTAAGAGGGCCATAGCCCCACAAGGAGTCAGGAGTATCTTTCCAAGTCTGATGAAAGATATTAGGGAAGCCACTGTAAGTATTCAAAGGTTCACTACGTAAGACGTAACGACCATCTGCAACTGTGACTACGTGATTCTTTAAGAATGTTCCAGAGGCTTTATCATAGATGTCCCCGAACAGTTCATGTATAACCACATGNCCTGAGTTGTAATACTCAGTTAGCTCACCGATACCCATAGCAGNGAATGCGCTAGCTTTGAAGACGTCTTGCTCAATGTTATTATTAGNATTGATATTNAGTCTGTCGCTCTTCATCTTGTTCAATGTTTCTTCATCGAACGAGCTAGTGTTATTCATTATGTCTAGTTCGATCTCCCCCATAGACTTNTAGGACTTAATGATCTTTGGTACTTTCTCAAAGGTTGTACCAGCTGCATTAAATACAATGTCATAAGGAGAGATACGATAAGGCCGAGGGCCTTGGAAAGAAGGAACCATCTCCCCGGTAAAGGGATCAACGGTCTTCTCTGTAACGTACTCAAGTCCTGAGAAACAGTTACCATATAGTAACCAGTCAGCCTCAAGCTTTCTCATAGTCTGTCTAAAGCCAGACAGCCGATGCTTAGTTCTTAGATAGGCTAGTGCCGCATCGCGCTTAGCTTTAGAATCAGATTGTTGATCATAACTAATAAACTCTAACCAGTCTGCTTTAGGGAACAAGGAAAAGTCCGTGTTGACCAGTAGATTGTTATAGATATGATATAGCTTAGGACGGTGCACTGTATTGTCCCAAGGGTTCTGTGCGTTAGTTGTTTCTCTTGTGCTTGTAGCAAACACATACTTCTTTGTTTCAGCCCAACGGCTTTCTGATAATGTTCTAGCGGATTTCCATTGATGCCACAAAGACATTATCTGTCCTGCAAACGCATCGGGAGTCTCTAGGACATTCTCGAAGTCGATCGTATTAGTTCCTGATGTAGACATCTACTTTCCTTTTAGTCCTTAGAGAGATCATCTTGAATTTCTTGATCGTCCACCAAATCTTGCGTCTGTGATTACTTTTCGATCATCATCTAGGTAGTGCCTAGACTTAGATGGTATCTTGATGTGCTCTAAGGCCATGCCCAAAGCATCTACCAAGTCGTCGTGTGGTGGTCTTTCAAGAACAAGTTCCTCTTCAAGAACTGAAGTAAGACCATCCCTTCTGTGAAACACCGACTGCAATTCATACTTAGGGTTGACAAGAGCATACTGTCTCATCAGCTTAGACTTAGCACCGAAGCCAGCGTTGGACTTTGATTCAACTGAGATAAGGCCACCAGACTCACGAGACAATCTTTGTATCTCTTGAGCTACTAGCTTACCACCAGCGTTAGTCTCAACAGTGATCTTTCTAAATCCCCACTTCTCTGACAAGCTTATTACGTTGTCGTAGTACACTTGGAAGTTAGAAGTACGGAACCTTGCTAGGTCTAGTATGTAGTAGTAGCCATCTTCATCAACTCCTACAACTGCTATAGCTGTGTAGTCAGGATTACTATTACCACCTGAGTTATTTATCTCTGTCCAAGCAACGTCCATAGCGGAAGAAATGTTTAGTTTCTTTTCCTTATGGAAGACACCGAAGGGTGTTACCTTGATGTGCTTAGGGTCGTAGTATTGAAACAGAGAACGATCTAACAAGTTGGTTGACTCATCGTTAGGATCGTTATAATACTGTGCGTAGTATTGAGGCATCTCATTACGTGAACGGTAGTCAGCTTGGATCATCTCAAGCTCTTGTACATCAAAGCCATACCAACTATCAGTCACATCTACAAAGGTACGTGGCCACAGGAAGTTACCAGTGCCATCACCATGATCCTCTACTACTTCTTCCATGACCTCCCACAAAGGAGACTCACTTATAAACTCTCTTGCTACCTCATCCCATATACGGTACTTGGCTTTCATCATATCTTCGTAAGCATCTTTAGGATGATACCTAGTACCTACTGCTTTGATGTAGCCACCGGGATTAAGTACGGAGGTGCTCTGAGACAAAGACTTCTGAACTTCCTTACGACCAACCTCTGAGTAAGCGTTGTTAGGAACAACAACGTCATCGAACACCAGAGCGTCGCAGTGTAGTCCTGCGAAGTTTGATTTAACTGTCTTAACAATTATAGTGTGATCTCGAATACCCCGAGCTTTACGTTCAGGGTGATCTACGTTAAAGCTGTAAGCAGACCAATGTTCTCGTTCACCTTCTTTCTCTAAGATCATCTCCGGCCAGTACCTACGATAGATAGGACTAGTCGAGCATGTTCTTGATTGCGTATATCTGATCCTTTGCTAAGTCTTCACCAGCTGATAGATATACTATAGTAGTCCACGGCTTACAAGTAATCTCCCATGCACACCATGTAGCTATGCAGTGGGACTTAAGATGTCCACGAGGNAANAGNAGNAGNTGCCTCTTAGTTGCTTCACCGCTGGCCATCCATCTAAATACCTTTTCATGGATGTCTCCATAGGCATAGTTATGGTTGACCAATCTAGCGAAGGTAAATAAGTCCCCTTCACATGCTTCTCTTATTTGATCTTTGGTCAACTTGGCCATCTTATCCTCTTATCTTGATTACGTTCAGTCGTTTCATATCGTCTTCAATATCTTTACGTTCGTCTGCGCGCTTCACAGCTTCACGCTTGATGTCTTCCTTCTTAGGACGGCCCTTGGTAGCGCCTTGCTTGTGCATGTCTAGTAGCTTCTTAGCGGCACTCACATCGCCATCCTGTGCTCGTTCAATGAGAACTGCCTTACCGATACTGGCATCACGTTCCATCATATCTTCAAGCCAAGCATCATATCCTCGGAAGGTAAGACATCCACGCCACCCCTCAGTAAACCACTTGACTTTCTTTAAGTGATCAAGGTGGGCCTTAGCTCCGAAAGCTTTGATTGCAAAGTCATACTCATCTGCACACGATATGAATAGATCATACAGTACGGGCTTTTTGTCTTTACTCTGTCTCTCGGATAAGCAGAACATAGGCTTTATGCCTATCTTCTTGTGGCGTGTCGCTATACGTTCAACGAACAAACTGTCTGTCCTGAATTGTCCTGTTGATTCTAACATTATGTTATCCAGTCATCGTTACCAAACTCATAGTATGTAAGTACATGNCTAGAGTTTGATCTCCATTTACCTATAAAGGATACAGCAGGTTTAGAACCACCATACGTTTTATAGATAGAGGCATCAACATTGTTACCATCACTAATGAAGTCTTGAGCATTA